GTAGCCAAGAAACCAGTAGCCAAGAAACCAGTAGCCAAGAAACCAGTAGCCAGAAAAGTTGCTTGGGATTACATAGTTCCTGTTAAACTGCCTGCTGACCTTAAAGGAGTTACCCCTGGAAAACTGCCCGAACACCTACTCGTCCCCGCTGTTGGTGGAGGAAAACTACACCACATCGCCGCAATCGCATGGGCAGCAATGGTTGCCAAAGCCAAAACAGATGGAATCATACTCAAACCCACGTCATCTGGCGACTGCTATCGCAGTTACGCATCACAACTGGCGGGCTTCAAACAGCGCTACCAACTGGCACCGATTGCAGGCACAAGCACTAAATCGTTTGAAGGAAGCACCTGGTATCTAAAAAAAGGCATGGCAATGCTTGCCACACCAGGACGGAGTCAACATAACCTTGGTATTGCTGTTGATGTTCATTCCGCTTCGGAACCCAAGAGGCTTGCTTGGTTAGTTGCCAACGTTAAAACATTTGGCTTTTCATGGGAGGTTGTCCCTTCTGAGCCGTGGCATCTACGCTATGTTTGTGGGGACAGTCTGCCTCCAGCAGTTGCTGCGTTCAAAGGCCAAGGTTAGTTGCTTCACTAACGCTTGACAACCCTACTTAAGGTAGGGTAAGGTACACAACCGAGGAACAAAAGGTGGTAGGATGAAGTCACATCAACTTGAACGTGTCATCTTCTTTTTGCGCAAGGTATACCCAGGGCAAATGGACATTGACGAGTTATTTGGTTTGATTGAAATTCTTACCCTTGAGATACAAAGGTTGGACAAAAAGAATGCCAAAAAGTAGTTTCGTAGAAGACCTAAAGGTAGACCTTGCTCCCGCTAAACAGTGCGGTGTCGAGAGGGTTAGATCTCAAATGGGTGCAGACGATAGAACTGCTCTTGATGCTGCTTTTGAAAAAATTAGGGACAAGAACTCATCATACAAATCGGTACAAACAACGGGTGGGTACACGTACAAATGGTTACATGACGTGCTAACCAAGCATGGGCATGTAGTCTCCATCAGATCAGTAACCAAACATAGTAGAAAGTTGTGTGCTTGCGATGTCAATTAAACAAGAACTACAAGTTGGACCACCACAAAGTGCAAAAGAAGTCCTTGGGAAACTTGCTGATTTATTGGCAAGACAGAACATTGACATTAATGAGATAGGAGATATAACACGAGTTTCGTTGTACCAAAGCATCACGAAGAATGAGGCGGGCGAAGCAGAGATCCACGACCTTGCTGGTATGCAATTTAAGTTTAGTCCTAAGTGGGAAACTGGCCCTGAGTGGCAAGTGGTTCAGCAGGGTCCTGCAATAAAACTCCCACCGATTTCGGCCAAGACTAAGAAGGCATCTACCTTTAAGACTTGTGTTGTAGTACCTGATATTCAGATCGGGTATTACAGGGGGCGTGATGGGGAACTAGAACCAACACATGATGAGGATGCTATTCAGATTTGCCTAAAGATGATCGATGACATCAAGCCAGAAGTTATTGTTTGTGTGGGGGACAATCTAGACCTTCCTGAAATGGGGAAGTACCTTATTTACCCAGCGTTTGCTCAAACAACGCAGGCTTCCATTAACAGGGCCACATTGTTCTGTGCGGAAATGAGAGCAGCAGCACCTAACGCAACCATAGTTTGGCTTGCTGGGAACCACGAAGAAAGAATGCCAAAGTACCTGTTGGTAAATGCGGGAGCCGCTTATGGGTTGCGCAAAGGTAACACCCCAGACTCTTGGCCAGTTCTTAGTGTTCCATATCTTTGCAGGATGGAAGAGTTTGGTGTGGAATACCGCCCAGGATATCCTGCTGCTGATTATTGGATTAATGAGAAACTTAGAATCATTCACGGTGATCGAGTTAAGTCATCTGGTTCTACCGCCCACATTTATCTCAACCAAGAAAAGACATCGGTTATCTATGGACATATCCATAGGATTGAGACAGCCTTTAAGACACGTGAGGACTTTGATGGCCCTCGCACAATCATGGCAGCGTCCCCAGGGTGCCTTGCTAGGATTGATGGCGCTATTCCCTCAACACGAGGGGGTGTTGACTTAGACGGAAGACCTTTGACTCGTTATGAGAACTGGCAACAGGGAGTTGGTGTGGTCACCTACGAAGATACAGATGCTCATAGATTTAGTTATGACGTGACACCAATCTACAATGGCTGGGCCATGTACAACGGCAAAGAGTACCAAGCAAAACAGTCATGATGCCACAGGTGCTGTATGCAGCAAGGTTGCTGGCGTTTATCTGTTGGCGTGACAATCAGACAGAGAACAACTGGCGCATCTATATGGAAGCCCGCGATGCCCTAAGACTACTTGATCTATGACAACAATTATAGCCGTTCAAGGAGATGGTTTCGCTGTTATAAGTGTGGACTCTAGGATTTCACGTAGTTACTTTGGGGGAGCATCCATACAGACAGCCACCCTAAAAGATGGTTCAAGCAAGGTGGCCCCTAACGGAAAATATCTACTTGGTGCTGCTGGCGATGTGCGGGCGATTAACATCATTCAGCATGTATTCCAACCACCGACACCCCCACCAAACCTCAAGGGTAAAAAACTTGACCAGTTCTTTACGGCCAAATTTATACCAGCACTTAGAGAGTGTTTTGACGCACAAGGATATTCTGTTCCTGATATTGAAGATAAGGAACATATCGCTGAGCAGGGTTCCGCAATCCTCGTAGTAATAAATGGGACCATTTATATTGTGGACAGTGATTACTCGTGGTCATCTGATTCCTATGGACTTTATTCGGTAGGTTCTGGGTCTGACTATGCTTTGGGGGCCATGCAGATATTGACACATAACAAAAAACAGACTATCCAGCAGGCGAAAACGAACGCTATAAAAGCCCTTATTGTGACTGCTAGGTATGACCCCTATACGGGACCTCCCTTTCACACCTTTGTCCAAGAGCAGGATGGAAACAGGAAAACTGCAAAACCTGTATAATCGAGTATCCAACAAGCAAAGGACATATCTATGGCTACAGCAAACCAGACAACAGACCAGGCAACAAAGGGCGGTGTTTTAGGCATTGTCACATATCTAGGCATCAAGTACAGCGTTGACCCAGCACTTCTCGCCATGTCTTTGCCCCTCATTGCCGCAGGCCTTGCGTGGGTTTCAACCAGAATTGGTGACCCAACTGTTGCCGCATTCTTTGGGGATAAGGGCTGTAAACCAGTCAGCATTAGCATCACCAAGGCACCTGCAAAAAAGGCACCTGCAAAAAAGGCACCTGCAAAAAAGAAGTAGTATCTTATCAACCCCTCTTATGTTGATAAGGAATAACTAATGCCTGTTGACTTCTGGTCTCCCTCCTACAGAGCCGCTTCCAGCGACTTAACTGTTGCGATCTCCCCGTTAGGTCTAGTTGAACTGGCTGACGAGGAATTTGAGGTTCACGGCCCACGTCTAAACAGGTACTCTGCTGCGTGGGCTTGGTACTTGGGGCATCACTGGAGCCATCGTAGGGAAATGGGTGATAACAACATCACCCTTAACTACGTTAGGACAATGGCCGATTTCATTACCAACTTCTGCTTTGGTAAGGGGATTCAGTTCAAGGTCCCTGAGGCAAACCAAGCAATTATCCCGCACCTACTCCATGAGGTCTGGGATAACCACAACAACAAGCATTACCTGTTGTGGCAAATTGGACAACTTGCCGGTGTTTGTGGTGACGCTTTTGTGAAGATTGCGTTTGATGAACCTTACGCAGATCCAACAGGGATGGTGCACCCAGGACGAATTAGAATCCTTCCGTTAAACCCAGCCCACTGCTTCCCCGAGTATCACCCCCATGACAGGGAGAGGTTGCTTAGATTTAAACTGAAGTACAGGTTCTGGGGCACATCACCAGAAGGAACTCGTCAGGTCTACACCTTTACGGAAATCCTTACGGACGATAATGTACAGCAGTTCATCAACGATGAACTAATCGACCAGTATGAGAACCCATTGGGCATGGTTCCTATTGTCCACATCCCCAATGTCACCATCACATCATCCCCTTGGGGTCAGTCCGACATCTGGGACATTATTCAACTGAACCGTGAACTGAACGAAAAGATGACTGAGATTTCGGACATCATTAACTATCACGCCGCCCCAGTAACAATCATCACGGGCGCTAAAGCAAGTCAGTTGGAGCGTGGTCCTAAGAAGGTTTGGGCTGGGCTTCCTAAAGATGCGCAGGTGTTTAACCTAGAGTCCAAGGGGGAAATGGCTGGTGCTCTAGAATATGTGCAACTTATTAAGAGAGCGATGCATGAGATTACTGGTGTCCCTGAAACAGCCCTTGGGCAATTCCAGCCAGTGTCTAACACCAGCGGTGTTGCTCTAGCAATTCAATACCAGCCTTTGATGAACCGTTACCAGATGAAGAAGATTCACTTTACAAATGGGTTGGAGAAATTAAATGAGATTATTATCCGCACTGCGTCGGTTTTCCTTCCAGAACTTCTCATTTACAACCCATCAGAGTCTGCCGCCCCAGAGGCTTCAATGCTCACACAGTTGGATCCTAGAGACCCAAACACGTATAAAACAACAATCCATTGGCCTCAACCGCTGCCAGTTGACGAACTCATCAAACTTAATGAGGTGCAGTCAAAGATGGCCCTTGGGCTAGAGTCCAAGCGTGGGGCGCTACAACTACTTGGCGAAGAATTCCCCAATGAGAAGATGCTTGAGATCTTTGAGGAACTCCGTGATGATGCTATAGACCAGGGTGCACTAGACATGATTAGGGCTCAAATAGGCCAGGCGGTCATGATGGCGACTGGTTTACTCCCCTCAACAGGCGGTCTCGAAAACGTCTCCGCTGGAGGTGATAGTGTTAGTACAGCAGGCAGTCCTCAAGGGGGCGGTGTGCTTCCAGGAACTAGTGTTAATCCAGTTGAAATGGATTTAATAAACCAAATAACAAGCAAGGCATACGGAGCCAGGTTCGCCCAGCGCCGTATACCTGACGAAAATTAAGCGAACCACACGTTTACATTACCTAAGTTAATATAAGCCCAACAACATCTAGGAGATAAATATGCCAAAGACAGTGGAAGATACCGTAACCATCCCCGCAATTGCGCTTGATGCGTTTAACGCAGAAGCGAACCAAACCCAGCAGAGCCCCCCACCAAAAGGTCGGGTCTTCTCCGAGGACGAGGTCGAGGCAATTCGCAAGCAGGAAAAGGACAAACTCTACAAGCGTATTGAAGAGTCCGACATCCGCACAAAGACATTGGAAGATCAGATTTCAGTCATTGCAAAAGAGCGGGAAGCGTCTATTAACGCCGCTAAAGACCTCGTGCGCAAGGAAGAGGAAGTCCGTCATCAGCGTGAGTTTGATGAGTTAAGTTCCAAGGAACTGCTAAAGCGCACAGAAGATGACTTCAACACCAAGATCAAGGACATTGACAAGGTGTGGCAGGAGCGCTTTGCTGGCATTGAGCAGGAGCGCCAAGCATCCCAAGCCCTCCTTGAAAAGGAGCAGCAACTACGGGCGGTTGAGGTTTACCGTCAGCGCCGCTTGACGGAGGCCCAAGAGAACATCATCCCAGAACTGCTTGATTTGGTCTCTGGTAACACCCCTGAGGAGATTGACGCCTCTGTGGAAATCCTTAGCCAGCGCAGTGCTGCTATAATCGAAAGTATCCAGCAAACGACTCAACCGAGTCGTGTTAGAGGAACGGTTGTTTCGCAGCCACCTGTTGGACCAATGGAGACCCAAACGGAATACCAAACGTTGAATGCGGATGACATCCGAAACATGACCATGGACCAGTATGTTAAAATGCGTGACAGGCTTTTGAGTTCACGACCCAAGGGTCGTTTTTAGTAAGGCAAGTAATTTAACCGATACGTAACCCCGGAGGTTATCCATGGCACTACCAGCACCAGTAGGTGGAGCAATCACAGGAGCAGGACTTGGTTCAATCACAACCACGGGCTACTCAAGCGATGCAACCCTTTCCCCAGCAATTCAACAGATTTGGTCAAAAGAGATTTTGTTTCAGGCAATGCCTGTTCTCCGCTTTGAGCAATTCGCCGTCAAGAAAACAGAACTCGGCGTACAGCCTGGTTTGACAATCAACTTCATGCGTTACAGCAACCTCGCAACGGATGAGGACACAGGTGCAACCTTGACTGAAGGTGTGCGTATGGAGCCAGTCGCTCTGTCTGCATCACAGATTCAGATCACAGTTGGCGAACAAGGCCAGGCCCTTGCCGTAACCGAACTGTTGCTCAACGCTTCGTTCGATGACGTGATGGCTTCGTCCAGTCGTTTGCTCGGTCGTCACATGGCACAGTCCATGGACATCCAAGCGCGTAACACGCTGTACAAGACAGCCATTCCATTCGGTGGTGGTTCTGCTGTAGCAGCGAACCTCGTCTACGGTCGCAACGTCGCATCTGGTGCTCGTACAACGATCTCGCCATACGACGCTGGTACTGTTGGTACTGCCGCCGCCCCTGGCTATCTGTCCCCAGCAGCCATCAAAGATGCCGTTACGGTTCTTTCTGGCCAAAACATCCCACGCCTTGGTGATACCTACGTTTGCTTCGTTCACCCAGCACAGAGCCGCTCGCTCCGTGACTGGCCTGAATTCATTGAAGTAACCAAGTACGCTGCCCCAGGCAACTTCATGCTCGGTGAAATCGGTCGTATCTACGACGTAGTGTTCATTGAGACCACACAGGTTAAGAAGGGCCTTGACGCAACAGCGTCAACTGGCGCTATCTACGGCCTTTCAGGTGTTGATGCTGACTCAGGCACCGAAGGTGTTCAAGAGAACGCCAATGCGTACAACGCCATCATGATTGGTGACAACGCCTTTGGTCACGCCATTGCTTTGCCAGTGGAACTCCGTGATGGTGGTGTCATTGACTTCGGTCGTGAGCATGGTCTTGCTTGGTACTCCATTTGGGGTTTCGGCATGATTACCCACGAATCGCGTGTCATTCTAAACACACTCGGTGGTGCAATCGCCTGAGAATAATAATGTAGTGTTAGGGGGGGCGGAGTAACGTACTTCGTCCCCCTTTAACAACCAACAATGAGGAGAAACACATGGCAACAAAGAAAGCAATTACAGAATTTGTAGAAGACGAGGAAATTGCTGAAGTTCCCGCACCAGAACCCCTAGTCCTTACTAAGGACGAAGTGTCCGCAAGGGTTAAAGGAACTTGGACCTTGTTTTATGCCCAAGCATCATATGACTTTGTTGATGGGACACGCTACAAACTCTCACGCGATTTGTATGAGTACCTAAAGCGTTCAGGAAACATCTACGACACACTCTGAGGTTTAAATGCCAGGATTAATAGTACCCAACGCAAACGAGTATGGGGCATCAATCCAGAGCCTCGACCAGGCGGAACCAGACTCCTTAGACTTTAGTATCTTAGGAAATGCGAACTATGGTGTCCTTACTGGCTGTGACATCACCGTGTCAGGGGCCAGTGACGGAAGTGCAACTCTTACTGTAGGGGAAGTCATTATTAATGGCGCTTACGGATACCTCGGGATTGGGGCCCTTACCTTTACAGCACCTAGTGCTGACCCACGTTTTGACATAGTTGTCGCCAGCGTATCTGCTGGGGTATTCTCGTATGCAACGGTATTGGGTACTTCTGACGCAACAAACCCCGTTTTCCCAATCATTGCGTCAACACAGGTACCACTGTTTGCCCTCTACCGAAAATCTGGTGTTTCACTATCTGCAACGAGTGTGGTTGATAAGCGCAGATTTAGTAAGGCCGTTAGGACAGGCACAGCAGTCCCAACAATTGCCGCTTCCACTGGGGATACTTATGTTCGTACAGGGTCTTCTCCCGCATCTGGACAATCCACGATGTATGTGTACGTTGGAGGTCTTTGGAAAAACTTAGGGGAGTATGTTGCTCCTCCAGACCCAGAACTTCATCAGTTCTTGTTTTCTGGGCTGTGACCGAAGAGCGACTTCTTCCAGTTCCTTCTGGAACGGTTACTGACATTGTTCGTGTTAGGCGAGCACCTGTTGGGCGATTTAGGGAACAACAGCCAGCCCTTAACCAGCCAATGCAAGATACGGTTCCGGGCTCTGGGTCTGGTGACCAGTAATAAAGTAAACTAGTAGCATGGAAACTCAATACTCTGATACAGACATTACTAGGGTTACGACAATTGCTAGGAACTTTTTGCGCGACTTTCCTAAGTACTTCCAAACATCCTTTGATGCAGTTGGGCGAACATACGAGTTGGGGAACCCAAACATTGATGCGGGCTCACTGTGGGTGGGAACCTACACTACTGGTAGCCCAACAACGATCACAGCCACAACAACCGATTCTGTTTACTATTCCTTGGATTCTCGTAATGGTGTGCTGCGCTTTAATTCAACCTTGGCGGCGGGCACTAAGGTTCTGGTAGAAGGTTATTACTACGAATGGGTAATCCCCACCGATTTGACCTTTTACGCAAGGCAATCCATTACCCAGCATGTCTATAACTTAGACCTACCCTTTAGTAATATGGCCCAAATTGTCATAGACACTATTGGGATGCATACGGTTGTTGAGGCTTTGTGGGGGTTAATGACGGAGTTCAGTCGAGACATTGATGTCACTACCTCAGAGTCAATTCATATTCCCGCCAGTCAACGGTTTAGGATGGTTCAAAGCCTTCTAGAGTACTGGATGAATGCCTACAACAAGCAGGCTAGGGCGCTTAACATTGGTGTTGAGAAGATTGAAATGCTTAGTTTGCGCCGAGTGTCCAGAAGCACTGGAAGATTAGTTCCTCTCTACAAGGAGCGCGAACTCAATGAGTATGGCCCAGTTACCCAGGTGTTCCCTGAAATTGGTAAGGGGGATCTACAAATTGCGGAAGTTGAGGAAGAAATTCGTGAAGATGTTTATATCGACCTAGAACCAGTCACTGGGTTTTCTTCCGCTGCATTGTTAGGTTTCTAAGCGTATGGACCCACGAAGGGAACTTACCCATATTCGGAAGAACTACAGGCAGTACCACAGGACCATAGGTGAGTTCATCGTCTGGTTTCCATATATTAAAACGGGTACTGACGGGGTTGTATACGATGACATCTATGATGAGGGTAATTACCTTACAGGCGGTAAGACTTACGAAACTGGGATAAGTGTTCCTGTTTTGATGATTACCGAAACTGAAGATACCAAGAGGGCAATTCCTGAAGGTCGTCAGCCAGTACAAGTAGTTAACGTCGTTATGTCTATAGAAGACATGCGCACTGCTGGAGTTCCAGAACCGTTTGAGTACCAGAGGCATTTAAATGACATGTTCTTCTACGACGCCAGGTATTACTCTGTGTCCATGTACCGTGTAAGAGGGCGGGCAAAAGACGACGTTCTCGTAGTGGTTGAAGGGCTTGAGGTCTATATTGACCAGGAAATGGTTAACGATCCAGGCCCAATGCCTATGGCGGTGCAGAGCCATCCGTGGCCCGCTAATTTCCCTATCTTAACCTGATAGAATATAGAGGCTTGACGTGCGTCAAGTAAACATCGCCTAGAACTAAGGAGCCCTCTTGAAAGGTAAACGACCTAGTTCTACCCCGATTGTAAAAGGGACGCCCTTCCCCGTTGCCTACCTTATGGATTTCTTTCTAAACATGGAGACAATCCTTTCAGAGACTGTAAGTGATGCCATGACCACTGAGGTCAAGCGCTTACGAAAAGAACTTCCAGCCATTGAGCCTGAGTACAAAACCCTGGCTAAAGACTTTGACATCATGTGGGATCAAAAAGAGATGATAATGAGTTATGGAGTCGGTGGGGATTCCAAATACCGCGCAGGCGAACTGGAGTATGGGACGCCAGAAACCCCCGCTAAATCTATAATCCGTAAGATCGCCATTTACCCAGCGTTGGCAGGGCAGGTTAGTGATAACTTGGATAAGGTTCTAGTACGAAGGACTAAGCAGTCGTGAAAACAGGGTTCATCCTTGCCGAGGACGAGGCGGTAAAACTACGGTTTAGTAACCTCACGGTGCGTGATGACAAGAATTCCGCCCGCCCAATAGGTGTGTACTTCAGGTACCCAGAAGCCGAGACGGAGCGGGACTACCCGTTCATAACCATAGAACTCATTGATGTCCTACACGCGACTGATAGGCAACACTCTGATAACCCTATCTATGCGGACACCCAAACAGAGATGGGGAACGACTCTAGTTACTTCACTTATTGGCCTAGCGAGAAAAGTGATGTTACTGGTCCAGTTCCCACTACCTTAGGGTTTGGGAACAATGATAGGTTCCAAATAGCAGACCCATTTATCCCAGTTGACCTTTTGTACCAAGTTTCTACCTACTGTAGAAGCGCCCTTCACGACAGGCAACTTACTTCCTCCCTTCTACGAAAGGTAATTCCCTTTCGCTATAACTCAATATTCATTGAGGCGGACGGTACAACTAGGCGTTTTGACACGCTCGATTGGACCAACGCTGACCTATTGGATACTGAGTCTGGATACAGAAAACGTATATTCCGTAAGGTGATAACATTGAAAATGTCTGCGGAAATAACCCATCAAGATATGGACCACCTGGCCAGCACACTACCTGTCACATCTATACATAGTACAATTGCCCTTACCAATTAAAGTTTTAAGTTGAGTTTTAGACACTTTTGTCCAATTAACACTGTTTAGGAGATATCATGGCATACGAGCGCCCAGGGGTTTACGTTAAGGAAGCCGCTTTTACAACGAACATTTCAAACGCGACTGGTGCAACTCCAGGTGCATTCATTGGCTTGGCGGCTCGCGGCCCAAGTACGCCAGTACTGGTAACGACATGGTCACAGTACAAGAATGTCTTTGGCAACTTAGAAAACACTTATGACCTCGGTTATGCGGTGTACCATTTCTTTGCTAACGGTGGGCAGGCTTGCTACGTAACCCGCGTAATTGATCCAACAGCGGTTACCGCTGTAAGTGTTGTGCAAGGAACTCCTACTGGTGGTAGCGCTGCGACGTTGTGGGCGTTAAATGCCAAGTCCCCTGGTGTTTGGGGCAACAGCCTTACCATAAACTACGTATTTGATTCAGACACATTAACAACCCCTACATCTGCACCCATGTTCAACAACGCATCAACATTCAGTATGTCAGTCTTGCTGAGTGGTTTGGAAGTAGAGTTGTGGACGGGACTTTCTACAGACCCTTCGTCTAACCGTTTCATGACGACTATCCTGAGCCTGTACTCGAACTACGTGTCTACTTCTTCAGTTGCCACTGTTGCCTCTGGCACACCACTAGCCATTTTGGGTTTGGATATTGCAGACATGGATGTGTCTGGAACATTCGCTTCTGGCACAGATGGCTCAGAAAGCATTGATGCGTCTTCATGGGCTGTAGCCGTTGAGGCACATGATCTAGTCAAAGGCTCTTTGTTGTTCAACCTTGTAAACCAGACGAGTTCAACCGTTATTAACGCCACAATCGCAACCCTAACGGTGCGCGGAGATTCATTCTTAATTGTTGATACCCCAAAAACCGCTACAACCAAGGCAGCACTCGTTTCGGCAGTTACGTCATACACGGCATCTAGTTATGCTGCTGTTTACGGCCCAGCCCTTAAGATGTTTGACCCAACCAAGACAGGTGCTGCCGCAGTGCGCGACACCTTCTGTGGTGGTGCTGTTGTTGGAGCGTTTGTTCGTTCAGAAGTAGAGCGTGGTGTATCCAAGGCCCCTGCTGGTTACGGACTAGATATCCGTAACGTGTTCGGGATTGTCGCCAACCTTACAGAGACTGAGCAAGGTGCTCTGTACAAGGATCAGCAACTAAACACATTCACAATTGTCCCAGGTGTTGGTGTCATCATCAATGGCTCGCGTACTCTTGCGCGAAACACAAAGGACAAGTTTGTAACGGTTCGCCGTTCCCTTAACTTCCTAAAGACAACTACCAAGAATGCAACTACCTTTGCGTTGTTTGAGCCTAACGACGAGCGTCTATGGTCCACAATCTCTGTCAAACTTTCCGCCATGCTTACAACCTTCTGGGGAACTGGTGGCTTGAAAGGCAATACGGCGGGAGACGCCTTTTATGTAGTTTGTAGTTCAGTAAACAACACGGTCACGTCAATTGATGACGGAATAGTAAATATTGAGATAGGGGTTGCCTTGCAATCTCCTGCTGAATTCATTGTAATAAGCATCAGTCAATGGACTGGTGGAAGTACTGTAACTACGAGTATCTAGGAGATATCCATGGCAAGCACCCAAAGAACAGACCCTCTACGTAACTTTAAGTTTACGGTTAATTTTGACCCCCTTGATGATGAACTACGCGCCCTCACAACGGGTATTGGTAATCTAGGGTTTGCCCAGGTCGGTGGCCTATCAGTACAAAACGAGTTGATTGCCTACCGCGAAGGTGGCATGAACACACATCCTCACAAAATGATTGGTCAGTCTGACTTCCCAGCCGTAACCTTCGCTCGTGGGGCATTTGCCGAACAAAGCCAGTTGTGGTTGTGGCAGAAGTTTATGCACTCGTGGATCAATGGTGGCGTCGGCGGCTTAGTAAATGGTGGTAAAGGAGATAATACTAACTACCGTTGCAATGTCATTGTAAAGGTGTATGACCACCCATACACTTCGAGTGACGCTAGGTACAGCATGGACAGCGCTGACTCTAGTGGCCCATTACTCAAGCATGGCAACGTCAAGGTGGCTTTTAAGTTGTTTAACGCTTGGCCAGGTGCCTATGGCCTCAGCGACTTGAACGCTGGTGACAACGGAATCATGGTGCAACAGATGAACATACACCACGAGGGTTTTACGGTAGCATGGACGCAGGATGAGATCAAGGATATTGCTACAGCAAACTAGTACAACTAAAAACAAGGAGCAGTAAATGTCTACACAATCGGAAGCAACATCCCTTGCATCTGCAATGCAAGACCCAACACCACGAATTGGTGTTACCCCTAAAACAACAACTGAGTTGTTTCGTGGGGTGTACAACCAAGAGGCACGACAATGGGAAACTACCGCAACAGTCAATGAGTTGACTGGTGAGGACGAAGAAGCGCTTGCTTCTATGGACGCGGATAATGGGCTGCTGTACGCACAGTACATGTCGGCCCTTCTTAAACGGAGCGTAGTTTCCATTGGAAACACCCTTATAAGCAACCACCCAGAAACCATTGATTCCCTAATTATTGGGGATAGAGATATGTTGTTCTTGGCCACAGTACGGGCCACCTATGGTGACTATCGTGAATACGAAATAAACTGCCCTCATTGCGGAAAATCAAATGATGTACAAATTGGCTTAGATGAGTTCCCAATCCGTAAAGGAGTGGGCAACCCACAGGAACCTTTAATAGTGACACTTAAGGATGGCACACTACAGGCTTTTAGGCTTATGACTGGCGCGGATAGCCAGTATGTGAGCAAGAAGGCCAAGACTGTTCCTGAGCAAAACACCATTCTAATCGCACGATGCGCTGAGTGGGCTGATGGGCAGAAACCAAATAGCCCAGAGGATTGGGCTAAAAAGTTAGGAAGTAAAGATCGTTCCAAGATCATTGACAAGTTGTTAAAGGCCCAGCCAGGCCCTGATATTAAGGAGGTGGAAGCCCTTTGCGCCCATTGTGGAAAAGCATTCCCAATCATGCTCAACTGGGCCTCACTTTTATTCGGCTAATATAGTAAGTACATACTGGGACTACGATTCGATTGCTGCTGTTTACAAGGGCTTCTCGCTCAAGGATATTAAAACGATGACGGTGCGTCAGCGCACTTACTGGTCGGCAATGAGCAGATGGCATAGACAGGACTAATCGTGGCAGCAACAGCAGAAAAAGCAATAAACCCAGATATCAAGGCAAAGTTTAAGGTTGATATTGTCCAACTAGACAAACTTGCTAAGGGCGTATCTGGAATTAGAAAAGACTTTGAGTGGCTGAACACTAACTTAAAGTCAATCAATGCTGAACTGAACAAGACCCTCACCAATCTCCAGCAAATGGAGGGGCTAGGCCCTAATGGTATGGGGAGCGCGAAGGCAAGTGCTGGAGCAGTTAAATTGCCCCTAACCCAGACAGCAACGAGTGCTGCTCAGAATGCCATTGCCTCAGGTAACACATCTACCCAAAGCATATATAAAACTGTAAACATCATCAACAAAGGAATGGATGAGGATGTTGCCAATGGTGGAAGGGGGGGCAGGGAAGATGGCGTTGCTGCTAAGGGTGCCCGTGTGTGGCCGCGACTTATGGGCCAAGCGGTTGCGCTGGCTATCCAAACAATTGATAATCGTACAAACAGCGCCTACGGAAGGGTGTTATCTAACGACAAACTGACCAATTACATGATGCAAACTCGTGGTCTAACTCAGATGCAGGCTATGGACTTAAGAACCCCAATAAGCAAGTCAAAACTTGGTGTGGATGGAACTAGCACAATGCTTGCGCTACAACAAGCAACTGGTCTTAACGCAAACTTAAATGCTGGGGCAGTAGAGGGTATGAGGGCGCTTTCAGGGTGGTCACAGTCCACGGGGCAAATTGCTGGGATGATGCAATCTCTTTCTTCTGCCCAAGTAAACAACAGAATGACTATGACCTTAGGAACAGGGATGTATGGCCCTGGTGGGAAGCAGCGAGACATTGGTGAAGTTATCAGGAACATAACCAA